AGGTGCACGAGCTCGACACGCTCGATGCGGTCATCGGCTCGGTCGTCCCCGGCTCGGCCCGGATCGAGAACGGCCGCGGCATCGCGCTGGTGCGGATCAGCGAGCGCGCCGATGTCGAGCCGATCTGGCGCGACATCCAGGCCGGGCACATCCGCGCGGTCTCCATCGGCTACCAGGTTCACCGCTTCGAGGTCTCGAAGCCCGAGGCGGCGCGCGAACTCTGGCGGGCGGTGGACTGGACCCCCTTCGAGGTCTCCGCAGTCGCGGTCGGCGCCGACCCCGCCGCCGGCTTCCGCGCCCAGCATCCCCTTCACGACTGCGTCCTCCACCGCCGGGACGCCCCCACACCGCAAGGAGCATCCCCAATGACGGACAAGACCGAGACCCCGGCGCGCGACGCCGGAACCCCCGCCACCACCCAGCCGACCGAGCCGGTCGCAGCCGAGGACACCCCCATGACCGAGCCGAAAGCCGCTGCGCCCGACCCGAAGGTCGCGGCCAGCGATACGCGCAGCCAGCCGAAGACGCAGGCAATTCCCGCGCCCGACACCGAAGCCGTCGCCACCCGCGCCCGCGAGGCGGAGCGCGACCGCGTCTCCACCATCTACGATCTGGCCGGGCGGCTGAACCTCGAGCGGGGCTTCGCCGAGGATCTGGTCAAGCGCGGCGTCAGCGTCGATGAGTCCCGCCGCCTGATCCTCGATCAGGTCGCCGCCAAATCCGACGAGACCCGGACCTTCCCCCATGTCTCCGTGCCGCTCGGCGGCCGGGACGAGCGCATCACCCGCCGCGATGCCGTGGCGAACGCGCTGCTGCACCGCTACAGCCCGACGCTCTTCCAGCTTGAAGACGCCGCGCGCCAGTACCGCGGGATGACGCTGCTGGAGCTTGCCCGCGAAAGCCTCGGCAATGCCGGGGTGAACACGCGCGGCCTGTCGCGCGACGAGGTGGCAACGCGGGCGCTGCATTCGACCTCGGACTTCCCCGAGATCCTGTCGGCCGTCACCAACAAGACCCTGCGGCAGGCTTACGAGGCCTATCCCCGCACCTTCATGCTGTTCTGCCGCCAGGTGCTGGCGACGGACTTCAAGGCGATGCATCGGGTCCAGCTTGGCGAGGCCCCGCAGCTGCTCGAGGTCGGCGAGAGCGGCGAGTTCAAGCGCGGCACGCTGGGTGAGAGCAAGGAGAGCTACAAGGTCAAGACCTATGGCCGGGTGGTCGCGATTACCCGACAGACGCTGATCAACGACGACCTCGATGCCTTCACCCGGATCCCGGCGATGTACGGCAACTCCATCGCTCAGCTGGAGTCGGACGTGGTCTGGGGCATCATCACCGCCAACCCGGCGATGGCCGACGGCAATGCGCTCTTCCACACCACGCACAAGAACCTCGCGGGCACCGGCGCGGCGCTCGACGTCGGCAGCGTCGGCGCGGCGCGGGCGGCGATGGCCAAGCAGACCGGCCTCGACAAGAAGACGGTGCTGAACGTCCGGCCCGCCTTCCTGATCGTGCCCGCCTCGCTGGAACTGAAGGCCGAGCAGCTGGTCGCGCAAAACCTCGTGCCCGCCGCGACATCCAGCGTCGTGCCGCAGTCGATCCGCACCCTCGCGCCGATCAGCGAGCCCCGGCTCGACGCCGCCAGCGAGACCGCCTGGTATCTGGCGGCCAGCCCCAACCAGATCGACACCATCGAGTACGCCTATCTCGAGGGCCAGCAGGGCGCCTACATCGAGACCCGCAACGGCTTCGATGTCGACGGCGTCGAGATCAAGTGCCGCCTCGACTTCGGCGCCAAGGCCATCGACTGGCGCGGCCTCTACAAGAACCCGGGCGCGTAAGCCGCGCTTCCTGAACCCTGAAACGCGGGCGGTCCTGACGGGCCGCCCTTCGTCTTTCCACGAGGATCCTCCCCATGAAAAACTTCGTCCAGCCCGGCAACACCATCACCCTGATCGCGCCCTATGCCGTCGCCTCCGGCGATGGCCTGCTCGTCGGCTCCATCTTCGGCATCGCCGCCGGAGCGGCCGCCCTCGGCGAGCACGTCGAGACTGCGCTCGTCGGCGTCTTCGACATCACAAAGGTCGGTTCCCAGGCCTGGACTGTCGGCGCCAAGGTCTACTGGGACGACACCAACAAGCGCTGCACCACGGTCGCGACCGACAACACCCTCATCGGCGTGGCCGTCGAGGCGGTGGCGAGCGGCGCGGGCGACACCATCGGCCGGGTGCGCCTGAACGCGACGTTCTGATGAGCGCCTTCGCCGCCGCCGTTGGCGCGCTCTTCGCCGATCCGAACATCGGCCGGGACGCGGTCTACATCGCCGACGGCGGCGCGCCGGTCCTGGTGCGCGTGGTCGCCCGGCGTGCCGATACCGTCACCGACTTCGGCGATGCGCGGCTCTGGTCCGAAACCACACGCGTCGACCTGCGCGTGGCCGAGGTGCCAGCCCCGCGCCCCGGCGACCGCATCGAGATCGACGGCGACGCCTTCCTCATCCAAGGCGAACCCGTCCGTGACCGTGAGCGGCTGGTCTGGACCGTCGATCTGCGCCCGGCGTGATCGCGATGAAACTGAAACTCGACATCGATCCCGACATCGTCGCGATGATGGCGGCCGAGGTTGCGGCGGGCGAACGCGCAGTGTCGGCTGCGATCCGCGAGGCCGGGACCGGGCTGAAGGCCGCCTGGCGGCTGCAGATCACCGGCGCGGGCCTCGGGCCCCGGCTCGCCCGCACCATCCGGTCGGAGCAGTTCCCCAAGGCCACGCCGAGTCTGAACGCGGCTGCCGTGGTCTGGTCCAACGCCCCGGTCATCGTCGGCGCGCACGATACCGGCCCGCTGATCCGCTCTAAGAACGGCTTCTGGCTGGCGATCCCCACGCCCGCCGCAGGCAAGTCCCTGCGCGGCGGTCGGATCACCCCCGGCGAATGGGAACGCCGGACGGGCTTGCGCCTTCGGTTCATCTATCGCCGCCGGGGCCCGAGCCTTCTGGTGGCCGAGGGGCGGTTGAACACGAAGGGCCGCGCCGTGGCGTCACGATCGAAGACCGGCCGGGGCCTCGTGACCGCGCCGATCTTTCTGCTGGTGCCGCAGGTAAAGCTGCCGAAACGGCTGGACCTCGCGCGGGATGCAGAGCGGGCGCAAGTCGCTGTGCCGGGGTTGATCGTGGCGAATTGGGTGGAAGGGCGAACCGGATGATCACGCGCGCGCGGCGGCACGCCCATCGTCGCGCGCCGCTCGACGGCGGCGGCGCGGCTCCTCGGTCTCCCCCAGCCCCTCGATGGCCACCGGCGCCTTGCCGGGAAACTCGACCATCAGCTTGAGCGAGCCGCCCATCGCGCGGACGTAGCTCGACAGGGTCGAAAGGAGCAGATCGCTCTGGCGCTCGTATTTCGCGACGGTCGCCTGCTGGATGCCGAGGGTTTCGGCCAGCTGGACCTGCGTCAGATCCTTGGCTTTCCGCAGTTCCTGCAGGGTCAGGTATTCGGTGTGGAGGCGGTCGGCCTCGGCCTCGATGCCCGCGCGACGGGCCGCATCGAGCGTGGCCAGCTTGTCCTTCAGGGTCCGTGCCATGGTCCTCATCCTTTCCGTTTGGCCAAATGGCGGTCGAACCGCTCATCGGCCCGCGCCATCAGCTGCTTGTAGAAGCGCTTCTCGCTCACGCCCGACTTGTCCCCGCCGACGAGCAGGATCGCCTGCCGGTCGGGATCGAATGCGAAGGCGATACGCCATACGCCATCGGCGGCGTTGCAGCGCAGTTCCTTCATGTTCGCATGCTTCGACCCGGTCAGGGTGTCGGCATGCGGTCGCCCGAGTGTCGGCCCCTCCCGTTCCAGAAGGAGCGCGCGTGCCAAGATCGCGTCCTGAGCCTCCGGAGGAAGTGCATCGAACTCCGGTTCGAACTCCTCGGCAAACGCAACGGTCCACGGCATGCGATCCTCATGTCTTGGAGGCTATATAGCCCCAAGGCATTAATTTTGCAAGAACGGCCCAAGCACAGCGATGCCCACTCCCCGCGAAACCATCCTCGCCACGCTGCACGCGCGGCTCTCGGCGTTGCCCGCAACCGCCCTGCGCGGCGAGGTCCTGCCCGAGCGCGTGCCTGCCGCTGGCCTCCTGATCCTGCGTGATGGCGAGCCAGGCGAGCCGGACGTGACGTTGTCGCCCTTGCGCTACCACTACCAGCACCGGGCCGAAATCGAGGCCGTCGTGCAGGGTGCCACCCGTGACGCCACCTTCGACACGCTCTGCTCCAGCATCGGCGCGGCGATAGCCGCCGACCGAACGCTGGGCGGTCTCTGCGACTGGGTCGAGGCGGAAGCGCCGCGCCCAGTCGATCTGCCGGTCGAGGGTGCCGCCAGCCTGAAGGCGGCGGTGATTCCGGTGGTGTTGCATTATTCGACTGTCGATCCGCTCGGCTGATACCGGCAGCGGGTCCCATCCTGCGTTCGGCGGGACAAAGGTCCCCCGGACCTTTGTCTGATCCGCCTCACTCCACGGCCGACCCGCTGGCCTGACCCCTTCACCACAGGAGACTACGATGGCACGAGCCCATGGGGCGCGGGCGCAGATGGCGCTTGCGTTCGAGACCGTCTATGGCACCGCGCCCGCCTCGGGCTATCGCACGGTGCCCTTCGCCAGCACCACGCTTGGGTCCGAACAGCCGCTGATCGCCTCGGAACTCTTGGGTCAGGGACGCGACCCGCTGGCCCCGATCAAGGACGCGGTCACCGCCGATGGCGATGTGGTGGTGCCGATCGATGTCGAGAACTTCGGCCTCTGGCTGAAGGCGGCCTTCGGTCAGCCGACGACCACCGGAACGACGCCCAAGACCCATACCTTCCAGTCAGGCAACTGGACCCTGCCGAGCATGGCCATCGAGACGGCCATGCCGGAGGTGCCGCGCTATGCGATGTACACCGGCTGCGTCTGCGATCAGCTGTCCTGGCAGATGGCGCGGTCTGGTCTGCTGACCGCAACCGCCCGGCTGGTGGCGCAGGGCGAGAACGTCGCCGCAGCAACGGCCGCAGGTACGCCACCTCGCTGGCGCTGCAGCGGTTCGGCCATTTCAACGGGGCGATCACCCGCAACGGCACGCCGCTCGGCAATGTCATCTCGGCCGAGGTGACCTATTCCAACGGCCTCGACCGGATCGAGATCATCCACAACGGCGGCCGCATCGAGGGCGCCGATCCCGGCATGGCCGCGCTGACCGGCCGGGTGGAGCTGCGTTTCGCCGACACCGCGCTGATCACGCAGGCCATCGACGGCACGCCCTACGAGCTGGTTTTCGCCTGGAGCCTCGGGGCCAACGCCAGCTTCACCTTCACCGCCCATGCCGTCTATCTACCGCGCCCGCGCATCGAGATCCCGGGTCCGCAGGGCATTCAGGCCAGTTTCGACTGGCAGGCGGCGAAGGCTGTCAGCCCCGCCCGGATATGCACCGCCGTCCTCGTCAACACCGTTCTGAGCTATCGACCAGGATCTGACCGAACCTGTCGGACCGCCCCGAGCGGCTGCCTCGGACGCCCGGGCTCCGCA